CATCAATAAGGAGTGACGAGACCATGCGATGCTTGAGGTCAAAGCCAGTGAAGTTCGGATTGTTTGGCTGCGGCATCGTGAGCCAAGATGGTGACGGTCGGTATGGGCGGCGTGTGCCGTCAATGCGGATGTAGGTATCCCATGGCAGCGACGCGACCGTGTCGGCGTACAGCTTGACTGCTGCGTAGTAGGCTCCGATTGAGAGTGCCGTCTGGCTGTTGATTGAGACACCGGCAGAAGAAACCGATGGCTGATTGTCGGTGATCCAAGTGCCACCTACGGCACGCTGCTCACCAAGGATGCGGCGAAGGATGCTCACTTACGGTCTCCTAGCGTATAGCCGATAGCGGCAAGAGCCGCGCCCAATGCGATGAGTCCCAATGGGAGAGAGAGTAGCGCGAGACCTGCGATGACAAGTGCGCCACCCACAACTTCGAGAAGGTTGCTAATCATAGGTTGATCCACTCCACTTTCGCTGCTGACTTAGGTTCGATCTGTAGGAACTTTACACCCTGGAATGCGACCACGGCAGACACGGCCGCGTCAATGCGGTCAGGTGAAGCCTTGTACGCCTTGGTCAAGACCTGCCCATAGCGAGTCAGGCGCGTGTGGACATTGCTGATATGGCGAGCCAAGAGCGGATTGCCGTCGTGGCGCAGCCCCTCGCCAGTCGCTACGGCCGTGAAGAATCGGTCTACGGCTGGACCCATCCGCTCAATCGTGGCGGTGTTGAACACTGCCACGCGCTTGCCGTACCGGCGCGTCCACTCCTCGATCTCGGATGACCAGCCAGGTGGGTCGCAGAAAAGGGTCGCATCGTAGGTCTGCATGATCTGATCTACGAAGGCATCCACCTCTCCGCGCGGCACCGTCCAGTCTGGGTCGCGGTTGGTGTCGGACTTCTCCCATGCCTTGATCAAGAACAGGTGACCATCCATCGTGCAGGCGGTGAGGACTGATGCGTCACGCGCGTAGGAGCCGTCAAAGCCGATGCTGAGGCGCTCGCCTGGAATCAGCACGCGATCACGGTCTGCCAGTTTCATCCACGCCTCTGCGCCAATCCAGCGGTCTGGCGGCTGTACAAAGCGGTTGAGATGGTAGCGCTGCCACTCGTGCATTGGCACCTCGTTGGCGCGTGCCAGCAGTCGGTCAATGTCTACGAATGCCGGTGCGCTAGGGTTCGCCTGCTCAAGCGCAGCCCTACGGCCAGTGTCGGTCTCTAGGTCATGGCTGTCAGCAGCAGCCCACCACTCGACTAGGAAGGAAGGGTCGCTCACCTCGCCAGACGAGATGCGCTTGGCGTAGGTCAGCATCCTGCCTAGCAGCGTGTTCTCGTCGGAGCCTGCGGTCGAGATGTTCAACTCCAGTGCCTCGGCTCGCTTGGCGAGTGAGTTGGAGAGCACGAGATGCACGCGCTCTTTGTTACCTGTCCACTCGTGCAACTCGTCAGCAATGAAGCAGGTAGGTCGCCCACCGTCGTTGGTGCCTGCCGCAGCAGCCACGCGGTACATACGACCAGGGCGATCCTTGATCAGGATCTCGGTGTCATAGACCTCAAACAGTTTGGCAAGTGGACCCTGCGTCAGCATGATGCGCGCGGTGCCGAAGAGCAGGTCAGCCTGCTCGAATGATGCAGCAGCGATAGGGATGTTCGGCGACCTCGGAGCCTTCGGTCCTGCCAGTTCAGCGAGCGCAATAGCCGCGAGCAGCTCGGTCTTACCGTTGCCTTTCGGTGTACCCAGCAGGGCGCGCTTCACGGTGCGCTTCTGTGTGGCTGCGTCGTACTCATAGATGCGCCAGATGTAGGCACGCTGCCACGGCTCCAACCTGAACGGCTCGCCAAACTTGTCGCCCTCACCGTGGACTAGGTTGGTCTCAATCCAGCGACAGACCAGCCCACCCCACGACGGTGGTGGTGGACTACTGATCGGCGACGAGTAGAGTGGCCTCTTCGGCGGAGTCGTTGCCGGCTTCAATGTAGCGTGGGTCGGCTTCGGCTTCGGCTTCCGCGAAGGCTGCGTTTGCGATTCTGGCATTGAGTTCCTCCAGGCTTCTTGCCGCCTCACCATACACGATGCCTAGGGTCAGCCCTGCCTTGGGGTGCAGACCGAAGCGATCCTCTAGCTGGCGGATCTCGGCATCCACTGAGGTGCGCTGGCGGTACATAGGGTTGAGGATCTTCTGCCCCTGAGAGCCAACGGTCATCGGCTCCTCGCGTAGGTAGATGTCCATTCGCTCGCGCTCGTCGTACATCGAGAAGAGCCGCTCAAGTGCTGGCATCTGCGCTGGCTGCACGACCTGAGCGAATGGTGAGCGCCAGAAGATCTCCCATGACTTGACCCAGCGCTCGGTCAGGTGGCTCGGTGCCGGTGGAATGGCCGCAGGATCAAGGGCGATCTGGGGCAGCACGCCAAGATCTTTGGTCGATCTGTTCTGCCGTTTGTCTGCTGGCTTTTTCGCGCTCATCTAAAAAAACTCCTGACTGTCTGTACAGCCCACACCGTACAAGAGATCGACGAACTCGGCGCTGGGTACCGAGCCACGCTTAATTTTTAGAATTTGACCGCCCCTCCTTATCGCGTTTAGCCCAGCCTTTGCCCTTAAACACGATTGCGCTAGGGGTCACCTGAAGAATCATCCACGGTCCACAGGAGCAGCGTGGCACCACTGGTTCATATCCAGACTGGAGCCGCTCCTCGACCTTGCCGCAAGTGGGACACCTGAAACTATAAAGCGGCATTGGGTACCCAGTCCTTACCAGCCCAGTACGGCTTTCCGTCTCGGCGCTCTGCCGTACGGCGGCAGTACGAGCACTCGCCACAAGTCGGAGCGTTTGGAACTAGGTCACGCTTGCATAGGTTGCAGTACAGGACGCGAGAGCAGGCTCGGCGCTTGCCCATCCCACGGATGTCGCCCATGTCGCAGAGGTGTGCAATCGGCATTAGAGATCCTCCCTCAGGTCGTTCTCGTCGTCTCTCATCACCATTGGTCTAGGTCGATGCAGTTTGCCGCTGTACCAGTCCTCAATCACCTGCTCGGTGTGCGGCCGTAGTCGAGAGGCTCGCTCTAGGCAGACATCCTTGCCAGGGTCAATCACCACTACCTCGGCCTTCCAGAGCCGATAGGTGGCAAGGTCGGCTGGCTTTGGGGCTGTGTGAATGATCCAAACATCAACGCCCTTTGCGCTTTCTCTTAGCCGTGCAGCTCGGCGTACTGCACCGTTGCGAGCGCCGATGGCGATGTGTGCGATGTAGTCAGGCACTAGGTGACCATCCTCTACGCCTATGCACAGCGCTGAGGAGAGCCGCTCTAGATCGATCACCACATCGTTAGCCTTTGAGTGCTCGCGGATGTAGGTGGACTTACCAGAGCACGGTGCGCCAGAGACGATTGTGATCACTTAGCCTTCCTACGCTGTGCGCGGTTCAAAGTGACTGGCTGCTCTGCCGGTACGCCCAGCCTGATCTTGCCACTGAAGATGTCAGCGAAGAGCGGCTGCCACTTGGTTGTGTAGACATAGTCAGCGTCGTACTCGTACATCTTGGCGGCCAGAGCGGCGCGGTCGATCTCGCCAGCCTGTGTGGCGATGTAGTTGAGCGTCAGCCCCTCAAGGATGCTCTCAACGCTTGGGATCTTCCACCACGACTCTTGCATCTCATCCCAATCCAACTGACCCTCGGCGATGTAGCCGTGGTCTTTGACTAGCTCAGGTTGGGCAGTCCAGTCAGTGACAATGACTGGCGTGCCACACGCCTGCGCCTCGATCACAGGGATGCCGAAGCCCTCGCCGCGTGAGGCGAGCAGCAGGACATTGGCAGAGCGCATGATGCTGGCGAGTGTGTCGGCTGCGATGCCTGCACGCATCTGGCTGCTGTTGACCCAGCGGATGCGATCCTCTGGTGCGCCTACTGCCTTGAGCACAGGGATCAGGTTGATGCCGTCTAGGTGACCCCAGCGGTCGGTGTGCAGGTACAGGTAGGCATCCTTGTGCTGCTGTGCGAAGAGCGCCCATGCCTTCAGCATCTCAGGGAATGACTTGCGCTTGCCCTTGTTCATGGCGGTGATCACGGTCAGGTGTGCGTCCTCTGGCACGCGGAGCACATCGCGGCAGGTCGGCCCTTCGTGCGTCCAGATCTTCGTGTCAATAGCGTGAGGGATGTAGACCAAGCGGTCGCGCGGTACGCCTGCCTTCAGGAGCGCCTGCTCGCCGTGCTTGCTCATAGCCACGATGAGCTTGTTGCCACCCTTGATGCACCACTCCGCCACGCGCGGTGGCACTGGGTCATGGTCAATCGGCACCCACGAGACCACAGGCAGTTGATGGTAGGCATCGTTGATCGCTACCCACACATCCATCAGAGTCAGACCGAAGCCACCCTGTGAGGCAGCCATGGCGATGTTCTCAGGTCCAGAGTCGTTGGCGTACTTGATCAGCCCCTCGGCGAAGATCTGGATGCCCTCGATCTCCATGTTGGTCGGAGCGCCGTAGTTGGCAGAGACACCCACTGGGATGCCGTCTGCCTTGATGCGGAGAGCGAGTTGCCTACATTGCTGGCCGTACCCAGTTGGGGCAACGATCGTATTTGAAACGATGATGATGGGCTTGCTCATGATTCCCTCCTAACTATGCTTGGTGATCTTGCCGTGACAAACCCTACACAGCGTGCGGAGCATATAGGTCGGCACGATCAACGCGCCTCCCTGACTCAGCGGCTGGATATGGTCTGCGGTGAGTGGGTTGCTGGGGTTG